ACCTGTTCTAGATGTATTCTGACGAGCTTATGAAGCAGCAGACTTGCGGCACTCAAACTCTTTTACAAGGTAGTTGACCTCACGATTGCTGGCATCGATGAACTTACGGTAGTTCTTGTCAACGATAGAGAAGTCAATCTCTGTCTCTGTTCTCTCCGCATACTCAACCCAGAATGATTCGATGACTTTGCTTACAGATTTGTGGTCAACAACAGCAATGTCAAGGTCAGGATCATCGATCTCGATGTAAGTAGGATTCTCGTATGCATCCTTGCTTGCTTGATTCTGAAGGTTGTCCTGAAGTGCTGTATCTGTCTCTGCCTCTTCGATGTCATTCTGTTCGTAACTAGGAACATCAAGGTGTGCAGGGTCATCACCGTCGATACCCTGTGAATCAGTGTCATCGTAGGTATACTCTTGCTCATCAGAGTCATTGTCACCAGGGTCAACCATGTCAACAGTTTGGTCGCCGCCAGACTGTGCACTTGCATCTTCTGGTGCCTTCTGGTTCTCTTGCTGTTCCTTACGCTTCTGTTGCTCAAGGTCGTAGATGACACGAGCAGCGTCAACACAGTCAGAGAAGGTCTCACACTCGTCAACTAGGTCAACGTACTGCTTCTCATCGCTCTGGAAAGGAATCATTGCATATGTACCGATCTTGAAGTGAAGATTGATACGGTCGATGAGTTTCAGTCTAGAAAGATCAGTGTTCTGAACGTTGAAGAAGTCACGCTCATGAAGGTGTTGGTATCCACGGTAGAAACACTTGGATAGACCAGGGAATTTATACTTCATCTTCTTCTCAATACGAGCATCCTCAGTCACGTTCACGTATGAACGGGGGATGTCGCTAGGAATTGCCTCTTGCTCAGTAGTAGGAGTGTAGAGTGCGTGTCCTACCTCGTGACCGACGAGCAAATCATATGTATCGTTGTCAAGGTCTTTCCAGATAGGAAGGACAAGTACGCGACGGTCAACGTCAAACGAAGCAGTCTCACACACGCGGTGCTCCACTACAAGATTTTCGGTAGCAAGCAGTTTAGCGAGGGTACCTTTGATTTCTTGAGTGGTCATGTAATTCTGTGTGTCTGTATATGGATATAATAATACCCCTAGAGGCACCTGTGTGCTCCTAGGGGACGGTTTGTGAACTGTCTCTAGTCTAACCTAGCGTTTTGTTCCATTTCCATCCTTTCACTTACAAGAATATCATAGAAAATATCTGCGAGTGTGATGGCATGCTCTGCTTTAGACAAGTCTGGTTGTTGCTTAGCATAGGCAGATAACGCCTCGTACAAGATTTGGGTATCATTATACCCAATATCAATCTTCTCTCCTTCCCTCGCCATGTCCTAGGTACCTCTCTGGTTCTTTTAGTGAATCGATCATAAAATATGTGATGGGAAATAAAATTAACGCACCGAGTATACAGGGTATAACGGGTTTGTTCAACATCACTCCGACATATTCTGCGATTTGTAGCATCATTCTTCTGTCATCTGAGAGAAATCGTTCGGTTTATCAAAGGTCACAGTGCGATTAAACTTATCGAGAAGGATTTCGCCCTTATGACTGATGATAAACAGATTGGTATTGTCACCCAGACCTTTCAAAATCTTGAATAGTTCGTCAGTTGCAGAACTATCAAGAGAAGAATCAAATACCTCATCAAGAATCAAGAGATTACAACTTGTACTGTTCTTAAGTTTGGCAATCGCTCGCCAAGTAAAGAGTAATGCAAGGTCAATCTTTTGTTTCTCACCTTCAGAAAAAGATGCATAGGAAAATACATCTCTAAAACGTGATTTGATGACTTCATTGAACTCTTCGTCAAGTGTGAAGTTGACAAAGAAGTCCATTTCAGATAGGTATTTATTAATTTTTAAGTTGATGGTTGGAATGAACTTATTAATGATCTTGGTTTTGATGCCACCATCCTTTAATAGGTTACCAACAACTTTTAGATTGTCAAACCTAGCACCAACCTGAGCACACTCTGCCTGTTTCTCATCTCTTGCTACTAGGAATGCGTTTAGACTATCACGTTCCTTGTCAACATTAGGCGTACCCTTGTTGAGTTCTTCTGTTAGACGATTGTTTTCCTTAGACAGGTTGTTCTCCTCGCGGAGCATGGAAGAAATCGTATAACGTTTGTCCGTGATGTCCATATTGATTGAATCAATAGTGGAGATCTGTGTGGTGATCAACTCTATTTTAGATTTTAGATCAGTTAACGCTGTATTGTATTTGAGGATACGCTCATTAAGTGTACCACACTGTTCTTCTTTCCATTTAGTATCAATGGTTTGTGAGCATGTGGGACACTCATCGTTATCGTTGTAGAACTTAAGATCTTTCTTTCCTTTACGGAAGTTGTAATTAATTTTACTCTGAAGTTCTTTGAGTTTTTCCATATTACTGGTCAGTTCCCCATGTTTCAGGGTTTCTGGTTCCAGTTTCATGATTGCAGTATCAAGTGCTGCTACCTCTGAATTGATTTCAGAGATACGTTGTAGATTTGCAGAGATCTTTTCCTGCTTTTCTTTATTATATTTGCCTGACTGTGCCTCTAATTGATCTATAAATGCTGTCTTTAGATCTACTTCCTTCTGTGCCATCTCCAACAGATGAGAGCAGTCTTTAATCTCTTCTTTAGTGTCCTTGACTCGATCTTTTAGGATCGCATTCATCCGCGAGAAGACTTGAATGTCGAGAAGATCTTCGATAACCTCCCTTCTATGCGGAGCAGACAGTTGCATGAAAGGAACAAAAGTGCTACTACCAAGAATAACAACCTGAGTGAAAGACTTGAAGTTAAGTTTAAGTATGCTCTGCTCAAGGTATTTCTGATAGTCCTTGTTCGCGGCATCCTGATCGATAAGCGATCCGTTACGGTAGATTTCAAATACATTGGGTTTGATACCGCGTATTACTTGGTACTCTACACTGCCGATTCGGAAATCAATCGAAACTACACATTCCTTTTCGTTTACACTGTTGATCAGTTGACCCTTCTTAATCTGACGGAAGGGTTTATTAAACAAAACAAAGGTCAGTGCGTCTAGCATCGTGGACTTACCTGCACCGTTCCTACCAATCACAAGTGTGGAAGGAGACTTTACTAGGTCAAGTTCAATAAAGTTATTGCCAGTGGAGAGAAAGTTCTTCCAACGCAATTTTTCAAATACAATCATGCTTTAGGAATGTCTTCTAAGTCTTCTTCAGGTGGTGGAACGATAATGTCATCAGGAGTGATGATGGTAAACATGTATCCGTGCATAGCACAGTTGTCTTTTACCACGTCACTCTCAACCTCGGTCACTGTTAGTGCACGAGCAAATCCATTTGCTTCCAGGAGACTATAATACCTGACAGCATCGTCCTTGTCAACGAACATAGTTACAACTTGACGCCCGTCCGAATCATCTTTTACAGCGTAAACGCCGCCAGTTGCATCATCTGTTAGTACAAACATTATTGCTGTGCTTCCAAGTACAAGGATTTGAGTATAGCAAAGACATCATCTTTGTTGTCCAGATCAGACACACATCTTTCTAGAGTTGTGAGAGTGTCCTCAGTTTCAATAGCATCATCTACATCACCAAGATCGACCGTAAGATCTTCAATGATCTTAAGATCTGCACAACCAATAGTTTGTAACTGCTGGACTACCTGATCAAATTTAACCTGATCGGTTTTCTTTTCGACAATGAGTTTGACAAAGGATCCCTTGAGATTTTTAGGGAGTTTAAGTTCTTGCGTATCGTCATAGTACACCTTCTGGAAGATGTCATATGGGTTAGGGAAGAACGTCAGTTTCAGAGTATCAGTATTTAGTACATGGAAACCACGCTTCTGTGCGTAGTCACCCCAATAAAGTTGGTACGGGTTGCCGAGGTAGTTAACATTACCTCTGCGGGACTTCATGTGAAAATGTCCTGAGCAGACCAGATCAAATTTGTCAAAGGGGGTGGGGTCATCTCCGTGGTCCATGAAGTGACCTGGGATAGCTTCAAAACCATTAAGCTCAAGATGCCCCATACAGACAGTTGCATCACTTTTATCAACAAAATCCATGGAACTCTTTCGGTTCTCATCACATATCCAAGGAAGAAGAAGTATGTCACGACCACCAAAGTTATACTGACAAGGTTCGTGAACGACTGATATGTTGGTATACTCTGAGAGTAATAGTTCGGGTGCATTAACACGTAGAGTGTTCTTGTAGTAAATGTCATGATTGCCTACAAGCATGTGCATGGTGACACCTCTCTCTTGTAGAGGAGTGAACCACATTTCTTTTGCAGCATCCAGAGATGCAAAGTTAATACTTTTTCGCTTATCAAAAGTATCACCAAGACATATAATCTCAGTGATACCATGCTTATCAATAAATGGAATGACGACGTTGTTATAAAATTTCTTGTACTTGTCAACGAATACTTGGTTGTCATTCCGTACACCAAAGTGCTGATCAGTTATTAGTAGGACTTTCATAGGGGTACTCAATAACGATACGTCGTGACTCATTACCTCTTGAGTCTACCACAATTACCTCCGAAGCGGTACCCCCAACAAATTCACTTAACTGATCTATAAGTTCTGCCTTGCGGTCTGTGCACTTGTTACAGAGTTTACCACCCCAGTAGTCTGATGTATAACTCATTAGAGTTTACCCTCAACGATACCTTTACCGACAACCCTGACGCTACCCTCAGGCCATCCTTCTTGCTCACACTTGAGGTGCCAACGGGTCATCTCAATAGCACCATCACGTACACCAGCGGTGAGCATTTGACGCCCTGCTGTGGTCATTGTAGAGAAGAGACCAAAACGTGTCTCCCATACCCAGAAGCAGTCGTCGATAAGTTCAGCACCATCAGGCACCGTCACTTCCTCCGTCTTCTCCGTCGGTTGTGTCTGTTGTGTCTCCATCTTTTTTGTTAAATCCAAAGGGTCCGATTTTGTTTGCAGCACGCTCACGCATAACTGCACCAGTAAGTGCTTCCATTACTTTCAGCACGTCCTCAGCACGACCTTCAATACGTTGTGAAACGAAGTCGTACTTAGCAAAGAAATCATCAGCGACATCTTTGTAGTCTTCTACCGAGATTGGTTTGTCCTTACTCATAATTAATTCCTCATGTTGGATTCAATACGGTATTTGATGGAGTTCATTTCTGCATGACTATGTTCGCCATCAGAGTGGAAGACTTCATCAAAACCTTTCTTCTCTATAAGTTTGTCTTTAATATCCATCTGCCGCTTCTCTTTAGAAATACGCCGCAAATAAGCATAGTAGACGATTTGAGTGAAATAAGCAAAGGGATTTGATGATTTTGCGGGATCAAAATTATCGATGTACTGTACACAATTTTCTATACCATCACCAATCATGTCTTCTTTGTACATGTAGTTGATGAAGTTTGGTCTATATGAAAGGTGAGTTGCAATCTTGAGAAAGCACTCACCGATATATTCTGTAATTCTTGGTTTTTTTAGACCACGTTCTTTGGCGACATGGACTCGTTTACGATACTTGACGAGTTCTTCAAGAAATTTCTTGTTGTCAACGTAGTGCTGTTTTTTCTTCGGAGCCATAATTGCCATGAGAACATTTGCACCTATAGATATTATACTACATTAATAGTGCTCATGTGTCAAGCTTGACAAAGTGACCAATACTAATTAAACTAACACTGTAAGGGTTCAGAAGAGATCTATTAGCTCTTATCTGAACTAGGGGCATTGAATAATTTTTCTAAGAAGGACTTAGCAGTTGTAACTGAACCTAGAGAACCCATGTTTTCACTGACTTCTCTATAGAAAGGATGTTCTTCTGACTTATCTTCTATTCCTTCTTCTGTTTTTAACCATCGTTTATATGCAGCGATACCTGTGGGACTCATAGGAGAGATGCACAGAATATCTTTCTCGGGAATAATGTAGAAGTGCTCATCCGAGAAGTATTGCCACTTAAGTAGACCGACGCCCACACCCATCTGTCCTTGTTTCTCTACCTCTACTGCTTTACTTCTAGCAGGATGGGTAATAAAAACAATAGATGTACCTGGTGACTCAGCATCGTCCGTGACAATTAACTCCCCCATGATTTCTTCACCTTGGGAGAGTTTAATGACGCCGTAGAATTCTTTGTCGTGTTGAATGTAATTAATCATGTTTTGAATCTAATTTTCGAGACTTCATAATTAAACTTTTCCTCTGTATAAATTTTGATTCTTTCAACCAAATGTCTCAGAGTGTAGTTTTGTCTTGATCCTCTAGAGCAATCATCAGCAATATCATAAAGAACTGCTTGAGATTTATTTTCACCTTTCCGCAATACACGACCGATAGATTGTAGGTTTCGTACGCGGGACTTAGAAGGGGAAGCGAAAATTATATTGTGGAGATTCCGAATATTAATACCAGTAGAGAAGGTCCCATAACTGGCAAGAATGATTGCGTTCGATTCTGTTTCGCAGATCTGACGCGCACGTTCACGTTCGGTAGTCTCAACACCACCGTGGATATAGAAAACCTTGCGGTCTTCTGTTACACAATTATTTAGCACTTCTAAAAGCGGGTCACCGTGCTTCTCCACGTAGTTGAATAGTATGAGTGTGTTGCCATCCAAGTCCTCTGCCAGTTTGGCGATGAACTTATTTCGCTTGGGATGTGATACAATGAAGTCCATCTCTTGCTGATAGGAATCAAATGGCACGTAACCATGCTGCAGGACTAAGCACTTCACTTTCAGTTTTGTCAAGGTACCTGCGTTCATTAAGTCGGCGGTCTTTGTCACCTGGTTACATTTACCAAAGAGTCCTTCAAGGACCAACTGATGTGTTTTCATTCCGTCAAGGGTCCCTGTCAGACCGATCCGATACCTAGCGTCATGACACTTTGTCAGGATACCTGTCAAGGACTTTGCCTTGTATAGGTGCGCCTCGTCACCGATGATCACGTCGAAACGTTTGAAGAACTTCTTAGGTTCCTTATAAATTGATTGCCAAGTAGATATAACAACAGGCGTCTCTACATATTTTTCTCTACCACCCATGATCTGATGGACATAATGATCCGCTGCCCATCCATAATCCTTGAGGTCTTGTGTCAACTGTGACACCAGAGACGTGGTAGGTACAATGATTAGAATTTCTCTCTTATACTTCAGGTGCCATCTCAACAGGCAGTAGATAATCAGGGATTTTCCTGATCCTGTGGGCGAGAGTAGAAGTTTGCGATTGTTCTTAAGAGCTGAGAATACTGCTTTGAGTTGGTAATCTCTGATTTTGAAAGGTAGGTTGAGAGACCCAACAAACCCCGCAACACTCTCAGGTGTGATGAAAGGGTCGGTATCGGTCGGTCTTCCATAGTGTTCACTGGTTTCAATGTTATATATGTACCCTCTCTGTTTTAAGAAGTCTGTGACATAATCAAAAAGACCCGCGTATATCTCACCTGTTGCTGGTGAGTATAAACGAATCTTTCCATCCCATACATGAGATCTATAGTGTGGCATATACTTTGCCCCTGGTACATCGAAGCAAAAATAATCTGCTAACTCCTGATGCACATGAGGTTCCGCGTTTACCTTGATGTAAACCTCATTCTTCTTAATGATTGTAGTCATCAAAAACCTGCTTCAAACTTTCTCAAATCAATGACGTTCTTGATTGTGTAACCTCGATTAGAGATCTGTCTTAGAACGCCCTCTATGTAATATAGGCAAGTTTCAAGGTAGTCTATTTTCTGCTTTGCTTTGATCCACTCGTCATCGGCATAGACATACTTGTCTAGATCACCTTTGAGAACTTTGTGATCAAAAGGTTTTTCTTTATACACTGCTGCAGGTGACTTGCCTGCATAGTATTCGTACTTAAATTTTGTGACACGACTAAGGTTCGCTGTCGCATCACTATGCATCAACTTAAATGTGCTATAGTATGTCATCCAGCGTTGATGGAGACCAGGCACAGCAAGTGCTTGATTAACTAAATCATGCTCATCAATAGGTGCATCCTCTGCCCATTGTTCTTGGATGCGCTCAAGGTTCAAGACTGCCATTATTCAAGTGCTTTATTACGAGAACCCTCCAGTGCTTGAATTTCGTAAGACCTATATCTAAATGTTACTGAGGCAGCAGCATATTCTGTGCCGTCTACCGTAGCATTAAAATCCAACGCACTAAGAGATATTGGTATTATATCATAAAATACCACTTGGAAGTTGGATTTGAAGTTTGAGTTAAGGACAGTGAGAGTCGCATCAGCGAACTTTGTATCACCACCCTCTGCGTTATATGATAACTTTGCCTGCTTGTCTAGGAATTCTCTACGCTCACTAAAACGATCAGGCACACCAAGACCCCTGATCCAGTTGTGTAGGATCAGGTAATTCTCAATGTTTTCATCCACGAGGAAATTCATGGTGAACGGGTCATAACTGATGTTACCATCAGTGGGTAGAGGTCTACCATACACAGTAGGTTGCTCTACAATGCCCAGGTTGATTGCAGGTATATTAGCAGACTGAGAAAGGTACGCAATTTTTGGATACTTTGCCAGTATAAACTTGAACCCAATAGGACTCAAGAAGTTTTTATTAGCTATCTGGTTGTTCCACGTTGCCACTTTGTTGCTCTGTAAGACTTCTAGTATTTATAGAAGCAAGGTATAGTTTGAACTGACTCTCAACCAGAGAGGAATCAGGGTTACCTTGACTTACATATGTATCTGAGAACTCATAGACTGCCTGAGGATATTCACCCAGGTATGGTTTCAGGATACGAAAAACTTCATCTCGGAGTGCCATGCGGGCATCCGAGTATCGCCAATCAGAATTAGTGAGTTTCATAATTTAATTTCTAACCAGGGTAGTAGGGGAGGAATTACTCCAATGAGCCTGAGGAGACCTTCAGCAAATAGAGAAAGAACAACCCACCCAACAATGACAGAAATAATTCCAGCATTACGGTTGTGTCTACGAATTGCGGCATCAATCATCTCCTGTACTTTTTCTTCGGTAACCATTAGTAACGATATTCTTGTAGGAGGTCTAGTATGCGGTTAAGCATGGTGTGTGCACCTTCGTGCCAATCACCGTTACGAGCAGACCATGACCCATCATACAGCTCATTCTTCAATTTGAGAACCCTTGTCTCGAATTCTGCTTTGGTCATATTGTTTCTCGGCATACTGACTTCATAACTATAACTCTATTTAATAAAAAAGGCGACCCGTAGGTCGCCTGATATACTCGTATGTGAGTAATTGATCACATGAGGTTGTCAACCAGTGTACGTCTGTAGTAACGGTTAGCGTTAGCGTTAAGAGCGCCACTACCTTGACCTGTACCCTCAGCGAAGGGGTTAGCGACCATACCATATCTGGTCTTGAAGCCAATTTTCGGTTGGAAGGTGTCCTGACCGACGGCACGTACCATCTGGAGGGGTACATATGGGCAGTAGAACAGTCCAGCGTCATAGGCAGAAGAACCCTTATAACCAGCAACGTAGAAGTGACGGTCACTTACGTTAGCAGAGTAAGGATCAACATAAACCTTGATTCTACCGTTCAGAGTACCAGCAAGAGTGCTGCTGTTGTCATCAGGGAGAAGACCGCTGTTACCAGCAAGTGCAGGAGTGTAGTCCAGAACGCCAGCCATAGACAGTGCAGATGCAACGTCAGCAGAGCAGATCAGGATGTTACCCTTTCCACGACGAGTCTCATGACCGATCGCGTTCATGTCTCTTTCGATTTGGAACAGAAGACCTTTGAACTTCTCAACCGACCATCTACCGTTGGAGTCAACGTCAAGGTCGAAGATACCAGCAGTTGCGGTATTGTTCTGAGCGCCAGGGCGAGCAATCTTGTAGACGGTTCTAACAACTTCTCTGTTGATCTCAGCGAGAACTTCAGTAGAAAGGATGTTAGCAAGTTCGCTCTCAGCGTCCAGACCGTGAACTGCCTTAAGGTCTTGTGCCAGTTCCAAACTGTACTCAGCTTTGAGGGCTCTGGACTTAGCAGTCACAGTAACCTTCTCAATGCTGAAGTTCATTTCAGCGAACTGGTTTCCAGCAGCGTCACCCAGTGCTTCTGCCTCAGCAGTAGGCATACCATCAGAGGTATTGTAGGTGCCACTATCGTTGAGCAGACCAGGGTTGGATCCTGCCTGAGCAGTTCTTCCAAGGTCGCTTGCTGCGTTCTCTGCGGAGAACTCGGTGTCTGCCTCGTTGAAGAATGCTTCGTTGGAGGTTCCAGTACGTGTTGTGCCGTAGCGTGAGCGCATTGCGAAGATCAGTCCAGTAGGACCAGTCATCGGTTGAACGCCAGCGATGTCATAAGCAATCAGCTTAGGCATGCTACGTCTGATCAAGGAGATCAGCACAGGGTCGAAACCAGCAACAGGACCAGTTGCAGTGGAAGAACCACTAAAACCAGCGGTGCCAGCAGACATTGTAGGTGCGGCTTCAGTCAGCACACCTGCTTCCTCTTTGAGGAATTTTTCTTGGTTTTCGAGCAGGATAGAGGTGACAGCCTTTCTATACTTGTCGGAGATGTTATCAATCTCGGAGTGTTCCAGAATAGGTGCCCACTTTTCCTGCAAAGATTCGGAATTGAACATTGCTTTGTATACCTTATTTGGTGGTAAAGTGAACTAAATTACGATCTAAAATCATTTAGACCAGCGAGAGAGTGCTTGGACATAGTGCGACATGGTGTCACCTACATCTTGATTCTCGACTTTCACGTCCTCAGTCAACTCACTAGGAGTAACATTGGGCTTAGTGGAGAAGTACGACTCACGTAGAGTTGCAACCTTCTCGCGGTAGGATGTTTCATCTTCAAACTCAACTGCCTCAGCAAGTGCAGCCAACTTTTCCTTTTGGGTAAGTGACAGACCTTCTGAAACTTCGCTCACAATCCCATTCTTGGTGTATGCGCCAATCTCTTTTACAAGAGAGACGTTCTCCTCGACTTGATCGTTGAGTTTTTTCTCCATAATATCGAGTTGTTCGGTCATCTCGTCAACCAAATCAACTTTTTCATCAGAGATTTCGATGTAGTTCTCTGTGAAAACTTGTTTGAGACCTTCCATAACGGATTCCGCCATCTCGACTCTAATGCCGTGCTCGATAGCGATCTCGTTCTTGTTAACCCACTGGTCTACAGCGTAGCTAAGGTATTCATCTACCTTCTCAGCGAGTTCACCTTTTACGGTCTCAATTTCTTCTTCCAGAACTTTGGCATACTCTTCATGCATGACCTTCAGTTCTTCATTCAAACGAGTAACAACCGCTGCTTCAAAAATGGTTGCTGCTTTCTCTTTGAATTCTTCGGAAAGATCTTCACCCTCAGTAAGTGCTGCAACGTCAGCAGAAAGATCAACCTCGATTACGGTTTCTTCTTCTGACTCTTCTTCAGCAATTACCTCACCCTCGGGTTCGTGGGATGCTTGTACATCACCCTTGGCAGAGAATTCTGCTTTCTGCCCTGAAGCGGCGGAAGGTTTGGTGGAAGGGGGTGTCGCGGATTTACCGACGATCTTGTACTTGTTAGACTCATCGTCGGGCTTACTGTTCTGAGGGGTAGGTCCACCCAGATCAGTAACGCCAGCAAGACCACTGCCGTCATTCTCCAGTTTCCCTTGGGGATCAGCAGGTTTTGCGCCAGCGGTTACGCTCGATTCGTCCAAAGTTGTTTCAATACTTTCTGACATTGTAGTCTCCTGACAATTTCTACGAATTTGCTATAGTTATTTATGATTACAGATTTTTCAAGAACTGGTTAAAGGCAAATAATTTGCGCTCTTCCAGTTGTTGATGCGCTGCATTGTCGATTTGGTTCTTAATTCTCTCAAGTTTTTGCTCGGAGATAAGACCATTTTCCCAGACCCACTCTCTTCCTTCCATGATTCCGTTAACGAAAGCATCAGGAGCAGATGGATCTGCCACAATATCTGCAGCAGTTGCCAACATAAAGTCGTCTGCAACAACTTTCATGCCGTTTGTTTCCTTTAAGGAACCAAGACCACGGGATGATACACCCAGTTTCACACCCTCATCAAGAAGTGATTTGGCAATGCGACCCATGGGAGTATCCAGGATACGCGCTCTGCCAACAAAGTTATTACCTTCTCTCTTGAGAGATTGAATGCTGTGTGATACACGATCAAGATTAATGGTCGGACCTTCGGGATGTCCCAATTCACCCAGCGCACGACCTTTTTGAATGTAACTCTGATCATATTTGGTTACTTCTCTTTCAAGAAGACCAACAGGATACATTCTGCCGTTGCGGTTTTTGAGATCACCTTGAAGGAAGATGCCTTCAATGAAGTGGTTTTTTTGACCAGATTTGCCTTCGGTAATAACTACCTTGGCTTCTTCAATCGTTTCCGTTATCAGTTTCATCAGGAGTTTCCTCTTGTGGTTCGGATGTCGCTTCGGGTGCTTCGACCTCTTCCTCCTCAGGGGAGTCTGGAGTAGGAGCGAAAGCCTGCTTACCGTATTCGACCTTCTTTGCGCCAATGGCGTCTAGTGCTTTGTCGTGCATTGCATCTTTAACATAATCAGAAAGGTCTTTCTGACCTGCAAAGATTGCATTAACGATGTCACTTGCTGCTTGGGATGCCATGATTTTCACACATTATGTACTATTTAGAAAGTTTAGATATTACCGCGCTCATAATCCTCTGGAGATACACCTTCTTCCTGTTCAGGTTCGGGTGGTTGCAGTGACATTGCCATCTGTTCAACCTCCATTTGTTGCATTGACATAGGATCAATGAGTTTGCCTTCCTGTATTTCCTTCGCCATCTGCTTATCGATCTCGCGGATCTCTTCGTCAGTTTGCTTAAGGACTTGACGGCGCAGATAATCTAGTGAGAAATATCTGCCAGCAAGGGGGTCCATCTGTTGTAAAAGAGCAAGACGTTCGTTGAGAATTTCTTTCTCTTTTAGTTCACTGAAGTAGTTGTCAGCAATGAAATCATATTGGATTTGCTCCTTGATCTCATCCCATTCTTCTAGTTCAATGACACCTTTCAGAACCAGTTGTGTTTTCAGCAGATCATTGAACATGTCGCTGAAACGTTTGCGGAGACGTGTGATAAATTTCTGGAACTTAACTTCGTCTCTAGTAATCTCGGCACTACGACCAAGATTGAAACTGGATTCCGCTGCCTCTAGACGTGACTCGGGCACGTTGAGTGCACGATAGAGTTTTTTCTGGAAGTATTTTACGTCTTCCAGTTCACCGAGGTTTTGCCCGCCAGGTAGGGTAGAAATTTCAGTGCCGCGCCCTCCCTCGCGTCTTGGAAGCCAGAAGTCCTCCAACATTGACATGAATTTCTTATCGTCTCTGATCTCGCCAGTGTCCGCATTGTACACCAACTTGTTTCTATAACGGGACATAACCTCACGGAGGTATTGTTCCGCCTTCTGCTTAGGAAGATTACCAACATCGATGTAGAAAATTCTACGCTCGGGTGCTCTGCTCAGACGATAAATGACCAGAGAGTCCTCAATCATTCTAAGTTGATTGAGAGCTTTGATTGATTTATGTAGGTGAGAAAGAACATAGTTGCGCTGCATATCCAGCACACCAGAGTGACAATAACAAATAGCATCAGGTGCAATTCTTACGCCCTGGTTCTCATACCCTTTCAAACCTTTGGGTGCATAAATGTAATACTCGACAGACTTAGGAGCAAGACTTCCTTGCTGCGGATCGACAGGTGCCTGACGATCTTTGGGTTTGTCGAACTCAATAACTTTCTTGATCTTGCGAGGATCGATGTATCTAAGTTCTGTGATACCCTTGTTTGGATCCTTTGGATCAATTACTTTGTGGAAGAACAAGCGACCATCAATATACCAGCGACGGAAGAGATCATATGCTTTACGATCAAAATCCAGAAGAGATAGGATGTTCGCAAACTCATCACGAATGACACGTTTCAAACTCTCCGACACGCGGAGATTTGACAACTCAACATCTACAGGATGATTGTCTAGATCACCTGCGATTGCCTCGTTGACAATATCATTAATTGCAGAATCACATTCGGGATGGATCGACATCTCACGGTATCTACCGATAAGATCCGACTCCGATGCTTTGTTTGCAGCATCGCCAAGGTCAACGTATTGACCGAAGTATCCCCCAGCACTGACGGGCGCTGCTCCGTCTTCGCTGTCTTTACGCACAAAAGAAGGACCAGCAGGTTGCTGACCCTTCTTACGAGCTAGAGAATAACCAAAAAGGTTTGCCATTATTAAACCTGTATTTGTGCCTTATACGAGTTATTTATAAGGCATCAAAAACTACTTATACCTGACTGTTCTTTTGAACAGCGTTACCAGCGTTGACATCATCTGCGAATGTCCAGAACTGTACCTGGAATTCAACGGTGTACTCTTCAGGAGTATCGTTGTTATCCCATGCCAGATCGATTGCGCTAATGCTGCTAGGCCAGATGCCTTGGAAGGAGTATGCCTTCTTCTGATCACCCTGTCTAGAATACTGACGCACGATAGCGTTAGACTGGTAGTCGCCAATTTCTTTGGCGTCTTGGATGTTCTGCTGCAAGTTCTGAATGCGGGATGCCCACTCTTCAAACTTGGTGCGAAGTCTAAACTCTTGATCGTTCAGCACTGTAACTGTCCAAGGTTCAAAGGTGCGGTCACCTGCGATCTTGAGCATACGTCCTCTGTAAGGAACCTCGATAACACCGATGGTCGATGCGGGGAGGTTTGCTGCCTTCACAAGGAAGGTAGACATCATGTTTGATCCTGCGAGAGATTCAGGTGCGGCACCTGCTTCTTCTTGCTTTCTGTTTTCCGATGATCCGACGTTACCGCCGACACCAGGACGACCTGAGGATACTAACTCAGGGAATTGAATCTCCACTTGGAACAGATTAGGGCGAGCAAGATCTTCGATCTTGTCGCGGAAATTAAAGATGGGAGAGTCGATAAACCCACCTTCCACTTGTCCTGGAGATCTTCTACGTTGTTCAGCCATTGTTTACTCCGAAATTTTTTATAGAGAAGAAAGATTATGGGGGTCGCTTGACCCCCTAAGGACTAAATCAGGAGGTGATTTCCGAGAAGGAAGCACCAGTTCTCGTCGCCGTGAAGGTGAGAGTGATGTAGTTGATAGAGCGTGTGGGTTTCACGAAGATTTCCGCGAAGAACTCGCCACGGTCGATTGCGTCAGGTGGGTTGTTGGTTCCGTCGCAAACTACGAGGAAGTCAACTACGCCACGACGTGATTGGATACGACGCAAGAAGGGTTCAACAATATTCTTGAAGGACTGTCTTGTGAACTCGTCGTTCAATTCAAAGAGTTGAGTCTTCGCTGCTTCGGCAATCGCTTGCTCCATTACCAGGAACAGACGACGGACGTTGATCCTGTCGAATGCGGACTGGTAGGCAAGAGCAGTCTTGTCACCGTAAAGAACGATGCCCTGACCAGGGAATGCAACAATCGGGTTAACTCTTGATGCGTACAAGATGTCTCTGTGATCTTTCAGAGGAGAGTAAGCAAGTTTGATTGCGTTACGGAGTTGACCTCTGTTGAAACCAGCAGGTGAGAACCAGGGTTCTTGGTTCAGAGTGGTGCTCAAAGTGAGACCAGCAACGTCAGCGTTGCAAGGAATATAACGATACTTGTCGTTGTACTTATCGTAGATGTACTTGTAGTTGTTGTCAAAGACAGCGTAAGAAGTGCTGCTCAGTTGATCAAAGAACTCAACCGAACGATCTACAATCTGGCGGGCAGTAGGAACGCCGATAACGTCGCTGCGCTGAGGTGAAATGAATGCGATACAGTCCTTACGGAGTGCAGCGATGTCAATTACCTTCTGTGCTTTAGCGAGACTATCAAGTTCTGTGCTCATGGAAGGACCCATGATGATGTAGTCAACTTCCTGTGTCTCTGCATCAGAGATCAGGTCGTAACCAGCAAGAACTTTCTGACGACTCAGGGTGTAACCATCAACACCACCTTGAAGTGAAGACTTCAGAGATGACTGACCCTTTGTCAAAGGCAATGCCTTAGAGTCAGAGTTAGTGTTGTAAGGATTATCCAGAGTTTCAAGTGCAGCGGAAGACTTGAGCAGGTCGAAGTCAGTGCCAACACCAGTGCGTCCGAATGAACCGTTAGCAGTACCGTCCTTGTCGAACAGTTGAGTGGTCTCGTGTGCACCCCAGTAGATGTAAGAAGAGTTGTTCTTGATTACATCCTTGTAGTAAAGTGCTTCACCTTGTGGTCCGCGAGCGTCAGTTGCCTTAGAAACATTCAAGTGCTTCTCAACAACTGTGCCAGGAGTACCAGTCAGGATGCCGTCACCGTCAATGACCAGGATGTGCATCAGGTCATGGCGACCACCTCTATCCAGAACCCACTGTGAAGAAGTAGGACGGGTTGCGATGTTTACCCAGAGTGCATTGTTACCATATACTCTCTCTGCATATGCATCACCAACGTTAGCGATAGTGATCGTAGCAGCGTTTGCGTCACCAACACTTTGGTTGGAGAGGAAACGAGGAGATCCAGAGTTGAGTGAGACATACAGTCTACGCTCAATCGATTCGATTTGACCAGAGTCACCAGTTGCAGATCCAGCAGCGCCGTTGTTGTTTGCCAGTTCTGTCAGACTATCTTCAACCTCGAATACATCAGAAGATGTACCAGCGATTGTGATTTCCAGTCTGCGGAGTGCGCGATCCCAAGCAACAACGCGACCAGTGGTGTTACCACCGTTAGCGGTGAAGAAGTTATCTGCTGCCCAGTCACCAACCAGATTGCTTGCCTTAAGTGTAAGAACAACGCTGTAGCTGTAGACCTTACCGTAAGTGTTGGTGTTAGAGAATGCAACCTCTGCGCCGTTGGTGAATTCCCACTCAGCGGAAGTAGGTTGTGTCAGATACAGAATTTGATCTGCGCCTGCGTCAGTCATCACAACTCTCAAAGAGTTGCCGTAGATGCCAGGGTTACGTGCTGCCCACTTGTAGTTGTTTGATGCTGTCTCAACAGTGTTCTCGTAGGTATCGAGATTTTTGATGATAGGAGCAGAAACACCAGTAGAGGTAGACTCGTTAATGGTTGTCTTGTTTGCTGTTACAGTCTGCTTAGTAACAGTAGAAGAGTTGGTATGTGCTGCAGCAGAAGTACCAAGTTGTGCGCGAGTAACCGTAAGGTCGTCGCCAGCAATGGCAGTAACGCGAAGAATTTCGTCGTCAATTCTGATGTAGTCGTTAGTCGATACACTCAGTGATGCTACCGATGTAACAGTCAGTGTGGTATCGGAATCGGTGAAGGTACCGCCTTCATCGATAGTAGTGACCGAAGCGGTTGGTTCGATCAGGGTGATGTCAGAAGCAGCGGCGTGAGAGGTTGCTGCGGTACTAAGTTGTCCGCGAGTAACCGATACGTCGTTACCACTAACTGCCGTGATCGAGATAAGTTCTGCGTCGATCAAGAGCAGATCTGACACGTCAAAGTCAGTCGAATCCGCGACTGTCAGCGTTGTGTCAACTGCTGAGAAAGTTGTTACTGTGAACTGAGCAGTATCAATAGCGTTCTTAAGTGAAGCGTTGTCTGCACGGATAACCTTTAGGCTACCACCATACAGTAAATATTGTGCTGCCGAAAACCAGTATTCGTAGTTATAATCGGTAGGCTTGCCGAACACAGAGAGAAGTTCGCTTTCAGAAGCAATAGAAATTACCTCTTCAACGGGTCCTTTTTCAAAAGAACCGACGATAGCGCCAACGTTATCCACCGTTGCGTTAACTACCGTTGTTAGATCCCTCTCCTTTACGACAACCCCAGGGGAAAGCTGCGTTGATGCCATCTGTAAACTCCTTGGAAGTATTCAAGTCTGATGCTGAAACTATTTAGAATTTTGGATGTTTACAGTGGGGAAACGGGACGTGAACCCTTTACCAGTCGGGATATTGCCACATTCCTTGGTCGTCTGTTCTTGAATTCTGAATTCTCTTGATAGTACACTGCTTACATTCGTATGCATAAGCAGAAGGTAGACTACCTCTATCCTTTCTAGTTAGATAAAAACTATCCAGCAGAACTTTAACCTGACCACAAGTACGACACTTTCTGTCAACAAATAGCAGGTGTTCTAGATCTGGATTAAATGTCAATGCAAATACTCCCACATGTGGGACATATCACCATACTCACCGACAGTCTCAGCATTTGTCCACGTCTGTCCTTCGGGATCAACAAACGTATCATCTTCTAGACCATCTGATATAAATCCAAACGGTGCCATGTCTGCTTCGATTGCTTCTTTCTGTTCCAGATACATGCGGTTTCTTACATCAGCATCATGCAACTCTTTGAAGTAATCTGTGAGTGCAACCCATGCAAATATAACGAGACACATAGCAAGGTCATCATTACATCCCTCCTCTGCCTCCCACGCTTGTCCTCTCTGGATGAACGTAGTAAGTTCTGAGATGATCTCGTAGTCAGATAGTTCTAGTTTATCATCTTCAATCAATGCTTTTAGGTTAGAGCATCCCGTCTTCTTAACTGTGGTAGTCATCTTGACACCTAGTTGTGTCTTGCTACCAGAGAATCCTTGCCCAACAACTTGTCCTGCACGTCCGCGCATTGCACACATGAAGAGGTTATCATACTCCAGATCAAACTGTAGGATGTCCGCAACCTGTCCACCAATATCATTAACCTCAATCATGACATACGCATGATTATATGCTTTCGCTACATCATTAATGACGTTAGGGAACAGTAATGGTTTGATTTGATTGTTCCTATATTTTGCTACAAGTTTATATGGTATGGTGGTGGTATCTATCACGCAGAACGCACTATAATCCTTTGTGACACCACGCGCCACGTCCACAGTCATTACATATGTCTTACCTTCTTCTGGTTGCACGTATACATCTAGTCCCGCATTCCTAGTTATTGGGTCCTCATAGACCATCGTTCGTAACTTGGATGCAGAAATTAGTGTGTCAACAGATCCAAGGAATTCACATTCAAACTCAACTCGGAACTGTTCTTCTGACGTGTTAGCAATAGTTTGTTCTTTCCACTTGGCGTCCCTACCAGGGACCTGAGACCAGTGGACTTCTGTTGTAGTGTATTCGTTCTTACCTCTCTCAGCATCATGCCAGAGTTTGTAGAACATATTCATCCCGTGTGGGGTAGAGATGATAATAACTTTGGTAGATTTACCAGATGAAATAGTAGGATAAACAGAACTAAAGAATTGATCAGCAATATGATTCGGGATAAACGCAAATTCGTCAAGGAAGATAACATTAAAAGACATGCCCTGTACAGCAGAAGCAGAAGTAGATGCAGCCATGATTTTGCTGCCGTTCTCCAATTCCAAACTGCCTCGGTTCCATTGGGAGATTCCTTGCTGGAGCCATTTGGGGAGGTTTTCATATGATAACTGCAATCTCTGAAGCATTTCTCTAGCAGTCGCCGCCTTGTTAGCGAGAATTGCTACGTTTACATTGGCATTAAAAAGAACATACCACAACAGGTAAGAAGTCACAATGGTGGACTTCCCAGACTGTCGTGGTAGTTTAGCGATATTAAATCTATTCTCATGGAACTTGTAGGTCATATCGACCTGGAAGTCATACATCTCAAATGGGATGAGACCTCTGTCCAGAGAGATGATCTTGATATACTTCTGAATGAAATATACTGGATCTTGACTACACTTCACATACTCCTTGACCTGATCAGGCGTAAAGTTGATTGCAACGTTAGCCTTCTTTAGATTAGGATTACCAAGATATATGTTGTCGGTTGCCATGTCACTCTAAGTATTTTTCAATTACGTGGATTCTTTCTTCTTCTTTAGCGATGATGTCAATCTGAGTTTCCATCGCACCCATCACATCAGGGTGCTCACCAATACCAACAGAACTAGAAAGATAAACTTCAATGTTCATCTTTGCTCTCTTGATGTTACCAATAGCACTTGCTTTAAGTGCTTCTAGCATTTCACGTCTCATACTAAAGTTCCATGTGCGCGGCGGATTTCTTTAAGTTCACCGAAGTCTTTCTGCTTGGTACCGCCGTCGTATGCCCAAGCATAACCTTCAGTAATCATTTGCTCATTAAGGGACACATTCTCGTCCCCGACATAAAGCCAACCGAGTAAGCGACCATACTTACCGACACCACCAACAAGTTCAGTCCTAATAGACAACTGATCATCACCAGCGAGAGTTGACTCCAATTTTTCTTTGAGCCAGTTTGTTGCGTCAATTCCAAGTGCTTTTTCTTCTAAATCACGAGTACGTTTTTCGGGTGTGTCAACACCTGCTACGCGGACTCGTTCTTTTTTATATAGATCGAAACCTAGATCGATTGTAACATCAATCGTGTCTCCATCAATGACTCGGTTAATTTCTGTAACTCTAAAATTATAGCAGGATTTCCTGCTTGGTGGAACCATTGCTCCCATAATTGAACTCCTTTGCGTCTGCGTCTGGTGATGATGCGATAATACCGATAATGAATGTCGCTGCTGCAATTACTGCACCAGCACCAGCAACCCACTTCTCTAACGTGCGAATACGATCTTGAAGTTTTTCGATTTCTTCATTCGTGTCATCGACACGTTTATGAACCATCTCAATGCGGCGAATAGAGTTTTCTAATGTGCTAGACATTACAGCAATCGCTGTATCCTGCTCTGCATCTTTATTTGTAAGGTCACTCATCTTCCAATTCCTTGAATGCCATTCTCATTATATAGACAATATAATATGATACCCCCGCCAGTAGTATAATCAGAATAATGATTACACTCCATACAGGATCATTGGCGTTATCAAGAGGTCTAAGTATCAGGTTCACTTGGTTTGAATGATATGCTTATGTTGTCTAGTCCTGGAACTTCAGAGGGTTCTGATGTTGTGATGGTGTTCTTCTTTAATAGATCTTCTTGATCCCACTGTTCATGAATCTCTTCCACCTGTTTATCAACAGATGCCATCTCCATTTTTACTTTACCCTCTATCCATTTAATCCATAACCATTCAATAAATCCTAACGCAAGATGTTGAACAATGGGGTTCTGTTTCTTTGCCCATCGCTTACTCTTGGTATACCAGGTATCTTCGCCACCCCACTGGTATTCAAATTCATATTGAAACTTTGGATCAGCAGCCATTTCCTTTCTTGTAATCTTTACGGCATTTCTTTAATTCTTTTTGTTCCTGCTTGATCATCTGATATGCTTCTTCAGGAGATAATTTTCTACCCATCTCCATAGCACAGATAAACTCTACCCGAGTTCCAAAATGCTTTAGTGCTTCTTCAAAGCAATTTAGTTCTTCATACATTAGATACCATCTCCTATAAAAACATCGGGTTCTTCGTCATCGTCAATATACTCCGTCATGCGAAGTTGTTTGATACGTTCTCGCAAATTTTTTCTTAGTTCTCTTTGCTCCTCCCTTTCCTCTGCACTTAGAGGACCGTGACGTTTGTCTAAACTCATGCAGGATAATCCCAGTTGGTAATAAACTCCGTTTTGTGAACTGGTCCCCAGAGACCAGGATGATAAATGTATGGGTGGGTACGAACCTTACACTTACTTCCAGTGCATAGAAGATCGTCAACGATTCTCCATGACTCTAGAACTTCCTCTGAGTGAACAAAGTGTGATTGATCCTGATGGCAAATGTCATGCAACAATCTCACATAACCATCCATAGCATTAGGAGGATAACTGTGTGCTAGTGTTGCAGTCTGCACCCTGTCGTTTAGACCAGGTGATTTCATATCAATACGAATGTCCATATGAGGATCAGGTTGGAACCTCATAACAATACGATCATTATATTCATGCCCCTCAAATAGATTGAGAGGAGGTGCCTTCAATTTAATAACAACTTCAACGCACTGATAAGGCATCTTTTTACCAGTCATGAAGTAGAAAGGTACACCTTCCCACCTCCAATTATCTATATAAATATCGCCTGCACAATAGGTGGGTGTGTCCGAACTTGGACCGACACCAACTTCATCTCTATACCCATCATACTGACCAGCAATATACTTGCCACCCATTCTGGCAGCAGCAAGAACTTTTACTTTCTCTCTACGAATTTCTTTTGAGTCTAGTTTGCATGGAGCATCCATTGCAATCAATGCCAACACCTGCAGCATATGATTCTGCAACATATCACGGACAGCACCAGAACCCTCATAGTATTGAGCTCTACCTTCTACACCGATTGTCTCAGTTGCAAAGATCTGAACCTCATCAATATACTGTCTGTTCCAAAGTGGTTCTAGAAGAACATTGCTAAAACGGGTAGCAATAATATTGGACACAGTATCCTTGCCAAGATAATGATCAATACGATATACCTGTTTCTCACGGAGGTTCGCTGATACAACCTCTTGCAATTTTTCAGCACTTTCGAGATCGTGCCCGAAAGGTTTTTCAATAACCACTCTGGA